CACCACTGCGCTCTCACGTGCAGTGATGCTCCGTGGCGGTTAACCAACTGACTCTTGATTGAGTATCAGTTTGGTTAGCCACACCAGGTGCTGACAGAAGGAGGATTTCTATGACTGGTGAGCCATACACAAAGTTTACTCCTTTGAGTAAACATGAGTATGAGGAGAACTACGCAATGCTCGCGGATGGGACTACGTCGGGAACGACGTACCCTATGCACGTGCACTCGTGGAACGACTACGTCAATGGAAGTAAACAACCACGTTGGCGTGACCTTATTAAGAGCGGGCTTCAAGCAGGAACCGTATTTGACGGTTACCGCGAGACGCTTACTCTTAAGAAAGGCTATCACGCAATTACGCGGACTTACTTCCAAGACGGCAAACCTAGGCCATGGAATGTTGTTTCGTTTTGGGGTACTTTTTTCTCCAAAACGAAGGCAACAGATCCTATTCTTCTTGATGTTACCGAGGCCGATAATATGGCTAAGAGAGTTTTCGTTGAGAAGGTCCGGCAGAAACAGACCACCTTTCAGGGTGGGACGTTCGCTGCCGAAGCCATCAAAACGGTAAATCTCATCAGGAACCCTGCGACATCGTTACGAAAACGTGTTGGGGAATACTTTCACTCCCTCACAAAGAGGGGGGGTATTCTCCGCACCACTCCGGCTAGCCGGAGACGTAACGTATTAGCAGACTCATGGCTAGAAGCGTCTTTTGGTTGGCGTCCATTACTCTATGATATCGATGAGGGTGCTCAAGCCCTCGCCGAATCTGGAATAATTGAACGTGACCTAAGATCGCCAGTACGCGCACTCGGTTTCAGCGAAAACACCACTCATGGTGCCGTAGCTAAGATCGGGAACGGGTATCCTGGCGAATACATTCAACCCCTCTTTCGGGAGAAGGTTGAAGTTCGCTATATAGGCATAGTTGACTCAGGGTCTTATTCGGTATTCAACCCTACTAGGATCGGTTTCGATCCTAGCAATTGGTTGCCTACCATTTGGGAAATAATTCCCTGGTCATTCCTGATTGACTATTTCGTGAATGTTCAAGATATAGTCAGTGCAGCTAGTCTGAATACCTCTGGTATTCGGTGGATTATTCGCACCGAACGTCGTATAAGTAGCTATGAGACTTTACATATAAGTCCCACTTCTACGAATGCGACTCCAGGTGTGCAAAAAGACACAACTGCTGTATTTAGCCCCTCTCGTGTTCTGCATGAACGTCGATTGGTTCATAGGGAACCCTATACGGGTTCGCTAGTACCTACCGTGGAGTTCTCACTTCCCGGATCAACTGGACAGTGGCTTAATATCGCCGCTCTCGCGTTGAGTCGAAACACTGTAGGACGCTTACTGAAGTAAGAAATTCTTCTTGCTTCTTAACCATCCCTAGACGAAAGTCTAGTACAATGTTTGGAGAAATCCAATGAGTTTTGGCCCAAGTTCACCCGTTACGGGTGCTTCTCAGACGGGGTTAACTTCCCCGACGTATACGCTTACTGCGGATACGCCGCCGAACTATCATTCCGAACAGTATGCTGTTACCGCTCTTGGCGGTACGCAGACTGGGGTTGATAGTCATTCGGTGTCTAAGCCGTTTACCCTTACGATGGAACGCCCCGCCCAGTTTAGACAACTGGGTGTTGCGAATCCCATCACTGGGGTAATCTCAAACGTTCCGAATAACGTCTATAAAATCCGTTGCCGTAAAGGCGTGGAAGTAGACTCTTCGCAGAACCCGAAGGTCGCTATTGCAGAGCTGAAAATTTCAGTTCCTGCTGGTAGCGATTCTAACGATTCTGCTTCTATTCGGGCTATGTTGAGCTGCCTTATCGGAGCGCTTGATAGCGATTCGACAGGTATCGGTGACACGTGCATCGATGGCGTTCTGTAGGGATTATCGTAATGGATAATCTTTCCAGGCGCTATCTTGCTCTTGTCCTGATAGCTCTTCTTCCTTCTCTGCACGGTTGTCTCTGGCAATCACTTCACATAAAAGGTGAGGTGGATGCTGAGGGAAAACCGATCGAGAAGGTCGAGGAACCTACTCAACTGTAAGTTTGAGCCGGTATGTTAGGCCCCTTCTTGGTGCATGTTACTCACACCTTGAAGGGAATCTCCTAACACCACTGGAGGTGATGTTTATGAAGATTCGTAACAACGCTCTTTACAGTGATCTTCTAGCTGACTTATCTGACTTTCTACCAGGTATCTACACATCGGAAGATGTGGAGAAAACTGATGGTTGGCCAGATATGACCGTCGAACAGTTCGCTGCACTAGCCCTCGCTAAGTCTCTACTGAAGAAATTCCAGGAGAGGTCTAACGCGGATGCTGATGCAGCTGCTCTCGACAAGTTCTTGCAAAGTAATATACAATGTAAGAATTGGTCATTGGAAGTAACTGACCTTAAGGACGAACTACTTGTAGGTCTCTTTAGACAAGAGATCTACTCGTTTTTCAACCGGGGTCAGAACCCGATCATAACATCCTTCAACCAGATCCTGGCAGAAGGTAATGTTGGACCGGGTGCCTCTGTTAGCGCTCACGGAACTGACTTCTATACGAAGCTGTTCTCGAGCCCTCTCAGTTGCACTTCTAAAGGCATCTACTCGGTATACGAGCACATTCTCGATAAAGTTCCCTCATGGTCTCGCGCAGAAAAACTACGCTCTGACCAATACGGTGACTACGAGCTTGTGGAAGGTAACCGTTTATCCTTCGTTCCTAAAAACAGCGACATTTCGCGTGTAATCTGCACTGAACCTACGTTGAATATGTTCTTTCAACAAGGGGTCAAGTGCATTCTGGAGAAACGGCTGCGTCAATTCTTTGGAATTGACCTGTCGGATCAACAGATGATTAACCGCGACCTAGCCAGGATCGGTTCGCTTGGCGACAATCTATCAACAATAGATTTAGCCAGCGCTTCCGATACTGTCTCATATTCGATGATCAAGGAATTTCTCCCGAGAGACATCGTCTCTTGGTTGAACTTCTGTCGATCCCCGAAATGCCAGCTGCCTAACGGCAAGCTGGAGGAGCTGCATATGATATCCTCGATGGGCAACGCTTTCACGTTTCCCTTAGAGACCGTCATATTTAGCTGTGTCGTCTCTGCAGCTTACAAAGCAATGGATATTCCATTGATTCGTAAGCGTAGGTCGGATGTTCAGTACGACCTGCGTGACGGAGTTCTCGTTGAAGAACGGGAACTACCAAACTTTGGAGTGTTCGGCGATGATATCATCGTCGAGAAGCGTGCCACCTTTATGGTGATGCGCCTCTTATCACTCCTCGGTTTTACCGTCAATACAGAGAAGTCCTTCTTTGAAGGACCGTTCCGTGAGTCTTGCGGCGGAGACTACTTTCGTGGTCTCCCAGTTCGTGGTGTCTACCTTAAGACACTCTCGAGCCAAGCTTCACGGTTTGTTGCCATTAATCGTCTGAATGAATGGTCTGCAGTAACGGGAATACCGTTACCTAGGACTGTTCAGTATCTCGTTAAAAGGTCCAGGTGGTTACCTGTTCCACTTGACGAGAATGACGATGCAGGAATAAAGGTACCGTTCGATATGATTGAATCTGCAAGGCGATGCCCTGACACATTTTCTATTATATATAGGAAATGGCAGGTCATACCAGTGCAGATTCGCATAAAGGACGGCCACCTGTACTTACCGCGGGGTACCCGATCTCGGATGTATAATCCGTCGGGCCTCTTAGTAAGTTTCCTACGTGGCAACGTAAGGGCCGACTCTATCACTATCAGGCATGGTAGTGCTAGATATCGGTCGAAGGAGGCAATGACTCCCAATTGGGAGAGATTGCCAACGGTTGGTACGAGAGTACCGATCGGCCGGGCGCGTCTGAACAACGCGATTCATAGAAACCTGAATAGGTAGCTATGAGCCCAAG